TTGGTTATAAATGATTGGTTGACAGATTGTATTGTGGTTATTAATGATGATAATTGAAATGTTGAATTAAATTTATTTAATGTGTTGGTTGCAAAATTCTGAATAGCATTAAACACTTGTGTTTCTAATTGATTAGAAGTCAATGCTGTTAATTTTGGATTATAATATATATTTGATATAATTTTTAAGTATGTGTAGTCAACATCTATAATTTTTGGTTTAATTGTTAATACAGAAATAGGTTTAATAATTCTTTCTTCAATAATATTTTTTTGCGTTTGTGTTAAAGTATATCCACCTTTTGGTTTTACGGCAATAAAAATAGTACCATAAACAGGAGGATTATTTTCTTCTCCACCCCAAACGTTAACAGCATCTACCGGAAAAACACCAGAATTATTCTGTATTAGATAGATGTAATCTTCTTTTGTAACGGCACGACCTTGAGCAGAGTATGATTTAGGTGCTGTGTATTTGATTGATTCAATGGTTTCTTTTTCGGAACCTTGAGTTGTAGAGGTGATAGGTAATATTGTGGTGTTTGAATAACCAGAAACAGCATCCATCAATACGAAATTGTTTGCACCTGCTGAACTTGTACCATTGGTCACAATATATGAAACCGTTACAATATTACCATCAGTAATTGATTTACCTAATATACCATCACCAAAATATATTTGATAGAAACCATTGATACCTTCTTGTAAAAAATACACACTTGATGTTGTATTTAAACTTAAATAATCTTCTGCTAAATTATAGATTTCATAGGCAGTATTTGAACCACTTTGTTGTACCGATACAGTCAGAGTTGTTGTGTCAACGTTTGTGTCGGGTAAATCAAATATAGCTGTTGGATTGGCCGCAGAATCATAGGTATAATTTAAGGTGATTGGTTCACCTTGTTTAATTGTTAAGTTTGAAAATGTAACTGAATTGGAAACAGTATTTGTATTTAATGTGGTTGAGTTAACTGTTACAAATTTATAATTCACGCCATCAATTGCTTCGGACATAAAAGAAGTAAATTTTGGTAGTGTTAACGAAGAATCAGTCACTTGATTAAAAGTGATATTAATGGTGGCTGATGGAGCTGATGCTGATTTTGGTGTATAGTTTAATAGTTTTGCATGAGAAACAACCGATGACCTTTGTAGTGCTGAATCCAAAAACATCTCATTAGCAACCATATTCAAGTAATAAGCATTATACTGTGTATTATAGGCAAGAATATCCAACAATGTAGAAAGTGCAGAACCTTCATAGTTGTAATCTTGTAATGTGTTTTGTGATTGCAGAAACTTTTTAAGATTAGTTTTAATTGTATTAAAATCTAAATCTGTAATCTGAATATTGGATTTATTTCCAGCCATTTTATCTATTTCTTTCTAGAAGTAATGTTACTGATGTTGGTAATGTAGCATTTTCAATGTAGAAACTAATTGTAATATCATAAGCATTTTTATCAGGATATGGTACAATGATTATTTCTTTTAACTTTGCTCTTTTTTCATAGTTTTTTATAACCAGTTCCACTTCTTTTTCTAAACTTGTTGCTGTTACCGGTGAAATTGGTTCAAATAGTATCGCATCAATGTTTGATCCAATGTCAGGATTAAAAGGTCTTTCATAATGTTTGGTCAACAGTAGATTACGGATTGAACGAATAACCGCCAAGTCATCGTAGCTAAGAGCGACATCACCAATTACCGGTTTTTTGGTAAATGTAAAGTCGATGTCTGAATATATCTTTGTTAGGTTTGCCATCTTTTATTTATTACGCTTCTAGGAGTAAATGCGCTTTTCGAAACTTTGAAAGCGCTAAAAAAAATTCTTGAGCCGGAACACAAAAATTCGAAATTTTGAGATTATGATATCCACACACAATTTTGATGAGTACCTGTGCTAACATAAGTAATTTTTATAACTCCTTTATTTCCTGGTTGTGGTGGAACCACAATAAATGATGGAGTGGGTGGACTTGCAAAACCTCCAGGTCTTTGCATTATTTCGCCTGCGCCACCAGCACCATAAATAAAAGATTGATTATTAGGATTTACTATAAATGTAGGATTGTCCGGTGCAACTCCAGGAAAACCTGGAAAAGTTGCAGGATTTTCTCCTGTTGGCCACCTACCGTTTATTGGTAAATTAAATGGATCTGTTTTAAATGATGGAGGAATTTGAAAAGACAAATCGTAATTACGGCTCATCCCTTGTCCATAATCAACTCTTGTTGTCAAAAATCCTGGCGGAACCTTCACATTATTGGTATTACTTGGATCTCCAAAAATTCCTCCTTGATGATTGACACCTTGAGGTGACTCAAATCCACTAATATAATCCATATTCCACGATCCTGCCCTACTTGACACAAAAATAATCGATTCTGCAGAACCAAAAAAAGTTGATCCACCACCACCACCATAATTAATTTTATTAAATCCTGTCGTACTGTAAATTGCAGTACGAACACCTTGTTCACCACCTCCGCCAACGCTTACTGGTATAACTTGTCCTGGAACCAAATTTACATTAGTAATTCTCGCATACGCACCTCCACCTCCACCTAAACCATAATTATAAAACCTATAGCCAAGTCTATTTGTTTGTGGTATGCTGTTGAAATCAAAAAAAGTATAAAGTTCATAAATTAAACTGATTCCTCCACCTCCACCTCCGCCTACAAGTTCTATTTTATTGGGAGCTTTTATATCCCAATCTGCTGGAACAGTCCAGTTTTGAGAACCAGCAGTGTCAATATATATTTCAGGCATATTAATTAAGAAGAAAATCCTAAAGTAATAACTAAAACAGCACTGGATGAACTTAAAGCATTGTTAGTTATACTAGCATACAAAGTTTCTCCTACAGCAACATTGAAATTCACATTTGGTACCCTAAAGCTATTACTCGTGTTGTTAACAGGAACAAATTGTAAATTTCCAATACTGCCACGACTATTAAAAATTGTTACTGTGGCAGTGCCAGAACCATTTACTATTGTTGCAGACATATAGCTAATTCGTAAGTTTCTTGGAGCATAATTTGTAAAATAATAAATGTTTGAAACATTAACACCTGTAATGTTTAGTGTTGCTGTTGTATCTGCAAACGGTCCTGTTGAACCAACGGGGCCTGTTGCACCTGTTGAACCTATTGGTCCTTGAATACCAGTTGCACCAGTAGAACCTTGTGGACCTGTTGCACCCACAGGACCAATTGGTCCTGTAGCACCGGTTGTTCCTGCACCCGTAGATCCAATTGGTCCGGTTGAACCCGTAGATCCAATTGGTCCAGTTGAACCCGTTGCACCTATCGGACCAATTGGGCCCGTAGCACCTCGGCCTAAACCGCTACTTGCAAGTTCACTTTGTTTTAATGGCATTTATTAAAATCCGTTCGTTGTTGGATTATAAAATACTTTACCGGTAACATCAGTTGTTTTTGTTATCGTTGGTGTGGAATAATTAAATGTTAACACATCACCACCACTATTCTCACCAAATTGTATTCTTATTGGATAATATATACCTGCTGTAAGAGAAGCAGTTCCATTTGCTTCAACAGTACCGTGTAACCCACCATTATTTACTGTTGCGTTTCCAGTTGTAAATCCAGACAAAGCATTTGAACCTACCCAAACATAAGAAGCATCATCACTTGATGTAAAAAATGTATATGTTTCTGTTGTGTTTGGTAAAAAATAACCTAACCATTGAACACTAAAACTACTTCCATCATCACTACTTGGTTCTGAAATTGCGGTAGTTTGAACTGATGTTGCTGGGTTAGCGCCAAAAGTTGTTGGTGTAGCTGTTGCAAAAAAACTAACATTATCAGCAAAGTATCCCGAATATGTGGTTTTAAATAAACCAGCAAGATAATTATTCAACTTTACATTGTTTATACTATTCATCAAAATTGATTGAATACTAGGCATCAAATAACTCCTGTTCCATTAATGTACCACGTATTTGCAGCAGTCATAATCATTGTTGCCATTCCATATGTTGTCACATTTCTTGAAATTGATGTGGTGTTACCTGCAAGATACAAAGATACACTATTGTTTGGTATAATGTTTACATTTGATGATGTGTTAGAAATAATGGTAATTGTTGTACCGTTAGCATATGTTGTATTTGATGTCCACGGAATATACAAATTCACCGAAGTTTTTAGTCCGCTATAATACAAATGTTTTCCTGAATCAGAATTTTGTAAAGTGTAATCAACCGATTGTCTATTTTGTGGTATTATCATAGCAGCATTGGCTGTATCAAAAGCTGCCTGTGCTTTCGTGTCGGTAGTAGTGATGTTAGTATTCTGTGTATCATCAACACCTTGAGTATAAATTGTATTTGCTGAAGCAGAATTAGCTCTGTCAAAAGCATCAGAATAATATATTGATAATCCTGTTGCACCAGTATTTCCTGTTACACCTGTTGCACCATCTGAACCAGTTGCACCAATTGGTCCTGTAGCACCAGTATTACCTGTTGGGCCTTGTGGTCCGGTTGCACCAGTTGTTCCAATCGGTCCTGTATCGCCGGTATTACCTGTTACGCCTGTTGCACCAGTTGAACCTATTGGTCCTGTGTTACCTGTATTTCCTGTTATACCTTGAATACCCGTGGCACCAGTTGAGCCAATCGGTCCTGTATCACCGGTATTACCAGTTAAACCAGTTGCGCCAACAAGACCTGTTGCACCAGTATTACCGGTTACACCTTGAACACCAGTAGCGCCTGTTGCACCATCAGGTCCTTGAATGCCTGTGGCACCAGTTGCACCTTGAACACCGGTTGCACCTGTGTCACCTTGTGGTCCTGTTGATCCTGTATTACCTGTTGGGCCAGTAGCACCAGTAAGTCCGGTTGGGCCTGTTGCACCTGTGGTACCTTGAATACCAACTGCACCATCAAGGTTAATAATCCAAGAACTATATTGATTTGATGTTGCATTAGCTGTATTTGTTACAGTTAAAATTAATTGTCCATTCGACTGTTCATAAGTGTTAACTGTACCATGTATATAATCCGTTGGATCAACAAAAGAAACAACAATAATAGTTTGTTGAGGACTATAATCCAAATACAAATCATTAGTAACTAAAGTTAATGTATTGCCAATTGGATAATTAGTTAATGTTATCGTGGTGTTAGATGTTGTGTGATAGCGGTCACCATCAGCACCAGAAACACCAGTAGCACCAGTATTACCAGTTAGACCGGTAGCACCTATTGGTCCTGTAGAACCGGTTGCACCATCTGTTCCTGAAATACCTGTAGCACCAGTAGAACCTTGAGTGCCAGTTGCACCTGTAGCGCCAGTATTTCCTGTTGGCCCTATTACACCGGTCGCACCAGTTGAACCAATCGGTCCTGTATCACCGGTATTACCAGTCAAACCAGTAGCACCAGTTGAGCCAATCGGTCCTGTATCACCGGTATTACCAGTTAGACCGGTAGCACCAGTATTTCCTGTTGGTCCTGCTGGTCCTGTTGCACCATCAGATCCTTGTATACCTGTGGCACCAGTATTTCCTGTTGAACCTTGTGGTCCAGTTACACCAGTTGAACCTACTGGTCCCGTTGCACCGGGATCACCGGTGGGCCCTTGTGGTCCTGTAGAACCTATTGGACCAGTAGCACCAGTATTCCCTGTTGGTCCTGTAGAACCTGTTGGACCAGTAGCACCAGTATCTCCTGTTGGTCCTGTTGAACCTGTTGGACCAGTAGCACCAGTATCTCCTGTTGGTCCTGTTGAACCTACTGGACCTGTGGATCCTGTATTTCCTGTTGGTCCTGTTGAACCTGTATTTCCTGTTGGTCCTGTAGAACCTGTTGGACCAGTAGCACCAGTATCTCCTGTTGGTCCTGTTGAACCTGTATTCCCTGTTGGTCCTGTAGAACCTACTGGACCTGTTGCACCAGTTTGTCCTTGAATACCTGCAGCACCAGATAAATCAGTTACGTAAGAATAAATTGTTCCATTCCACAGATATAACCTAGAGTTTTCAGCATCTTCTACATTGCCTGTATCAATGATTGCAAATTGGCCGTTAGCAATTCCTGTTGGTGATGTGTCAGCTGTTAGACTTGCAACATTACTATATGTTTTTGCAATGATAAATCCTAAACCGGTTTCACCAGTGGCTCCAGTCAATCCTGTTGAACCTACTGGACCTGTGGATCCTGTATTTCCTGTTGGTCCTGTTGAACCTACTGGACCTGTGGATCCTGTATTGCCTGTTGGTCCTGTTGAACCTATTGGTCCAGTAGCACCAGTATCTCCTGTTGGTCCTGTTGAACCTACTGGACCTGTGGATCCTGTATTTCCTGTTGGTCCTGTTGAACCTATTGGTCCAGTAGCACCAGTATTACCAGTTAGACCTGTTGAACCAGTTAAACCAATTTCACCAGTATTACCTGTTGGTCCTGTTGAACCTATTGGTCCAGTAGCACCAGTATTACCAGTTAGACCTGTTGAACCAGTTAAACCAATTTCACCAGTATTACCTGTTGGTCCTGAGAACCTATTGGACCTGTGGATCCTGTATTACCTGTTGGTCCTGTAGAACCTACTGGACCTGTTGCACCAGTTTGTCCTTGAATACCTGCAGCACCAGATAAATCAGTCACATATGTGTATATTAAACCATTCCATAAGTATAATTTTGAATTTTCAGCATCTTCTACATTGCCTGTATCAATGATTGCAAACTGTCCATTAGCAATTCCTGTTGGTGATGTGTCAGCTGTTAATGATGCAACGTTTGAGTACGTTTTTGCAATAGTAAATCCTAAGCCGGTTTCACCAGTAGATCCAACTGAACCAGTTGCACCCGTAGGACCTGTTGAACCTGTTGGACCAGTAGCACCAGTATCTCCTGTTGGTCCTGTTGAACCTATTGGTCCAGTAGCACCAGTATTACCAGTTAGACCTGTTGAACCAGTTAAACCAATTTCACCAGTATTACCTGTTGGTCCTGTTGAACCTACTGGACCTGTTGATCCTGTATTGCCTGTTGGTCCTGTTGAACCTATTGGTCCAGTAGCACCAGTATTCCCTGCAGGACCGGTTGCACCAGGAGTTCCTGAAGTGTATAGTAAACTATTCCATGGAGTTATACCATCACCATATTTTATTTTAGTGGTGTCTATTTCATAACCAGGTTCACCTTGTGACAAAGTGGGGTTCGTGCTTGTCCAATTATTTGATGAATCTCGTCTTATTTGTATTTTGCTAGCCATTTTAAGCTGTGCCTCCGTTATAAATTAAATCTGATGATGAAAAAACAGTATTTCCTGCTCCTCCGTCAATTATGTCTAATAGACCGTAAACAGAAATTGCGGAACCACCTTCTATATCCATCATATCCGATGGACTATAAACAGAAATTGCCGAACCACCATCTATATCTATGTGCCGTATTCTTTTGGTTGAAATAATTAATTGCTTAGGATTTGTGTTTGCGTTAATTCTAAGTATAACATCATTTTCTGAAACCAGTTGTATAATATCTTCATCAATAGCAACCAAATCACTTTGGCCATCAACTTTCCATGTTTTAAAAGATCCATTCGATACACCGGTGGCACCGATTGGTCCTGTGGCACCGGTATTTCCTGTTAGTCCAGTTACACCTGTGGAACCGGTCAAACCAGGTATTCCTGTTGCACCTGTTGAACCAAATACACCCGTTGCACCGGTTGATCCAAATAAACCAGGTTCTCCTGTTGCACCTGTGGAACCAAATGCTCCTGTGGAACCAATTGGTCCTGTGGCACCGGTTGATCCAAATAAACCAGGTTCTCCTGTTGCACCTGTAGAACCAAATACACCTGTTGCACCTTCAGGTCCTGTGGCACCGGTTGATCCAAATAAACCAGGTTCTCCTGTTGCACCTGTTGAACCAAATACACCTGTTGCACCTTCAGGTCCTGTGGCACCTGTAGAACCAGTCAAACCAGGTTCTCCTGTTGCACCTGTAGAACCAAATACACCTGTTGCACCTTCAGGTCCTGTGGCACCGGTTGATCCTTGGAGCCCTGTTGCACCAGTATTACCCGTAAATCCTGTGGCACCGGTTGCACCAGCAATACCAACAGAACCATTTAAATTAATTAACCAAGAACTATAAGAAGTGTTACTGGCAAAATCATTATTTGTAACAGTTAATATTAATTGTCCATTTGATTGATTGTAAAAATAAACACTACCGTTTAAATAATTATTAGGATTTTCATCAGCAGCAAGAATTACACTTTGTTGTGAACTATAACTTAAAAATAAATTTGCTGTTGTTAAAATTAATTGATTACCAACATTGTAATCACTTAAAGTTAATGTTGTATTTGAAGTTGTTCTATATTTGTCACCTTGAGCACCCGAAGCGCCAGTCGAGCCTTCAAGGCCTGTGGCTCCTGTGGAACCTGTTAGTCCTGTGGATCCTGTTGTACCCGTTGGTCCTGTGGATCCTGTATTGCCTTTTAATCCAGTTGCACCAGTTGTTCCAATTGGTCCAGTAGATCCTGTAAATCCTTGTGGTCCTCTAGGGCCCGTAGAACCAAAAACACCAGTTGCACCTGTAGAACCAAAGACGCCCGTTGCACCTGTAGCGCCCTCAAGACCAGTTGCACCTGTTGAACCAAAAACACCGGTTGCTCCCGTAGAACCGAAAACACCAGTTGCGCCTGTGGATCCAAAAAGTCCTGTTGCACCTGTATTTCCCGTAATACCAGTAGAACCTCTTGATCCTGTTATTCCTGTCGATCCTGTAGAACCAATTACACCAGTCGCTCCTGTAGCTCCTGTTGATCCATCAAAACCTGTGGCACCCGTTGTTCCAATTACACCTGTGGCACCGGTACCACCTATTGATCCAGTTGCGCCTGTAGCTCCTGTTGAGCCATTTGGTCCTGTGGCACCAGTAGAACCTAATAAACCTGTAGCTCCTGTAGCACCTACACCTGTAGCTCCTGTTAATCCAGTATTACCAATATTACCTCTTGGTCCTGTGGCACCAGTAGAGCCTATACCTGTAGCTCCTGTAGCACCAATTGGTCCAATTAATCCAGTTGATCCTGTATCACCTTGTGGTCCAGTTGCACCAGTTGTTCCAATTGATCCAGTTGAACCAGTTGTTCCCGTATTACCAATCACACCTTGAATACCTGTGGCACCTTGTGGTCCAGTTGCACCAGTTGTTCCAATTGATCCAGTTGCACCGGTTGCTCCTTCGCCGGTGGCACCTTGTAGTCCAGTTGCACCCGTTGCACCACCCGGATCACCTTGAGGTCCCTGTGGTCCTGTACTACCAATGTCACCTTGAGGTCCTTGTATTCCAATTGGTCCAGTTGAACCTCTTACACCTTGAGGTCCTTGTATTCCAATTGGTCCAGTTGCACCGGTTGCTCCTTCGCCGGTGGCACCTTGAGGTCCAGTTGCACCTTGAGATCCAGTTGCACCAGTTGTTCCTGTATTACCAGTTACACCTTGAGTTCCTTGTAATCCAATTGGTCCAGTTGCACCTTGAGATCCAGTTGCACCAGTTGTTCCAATTGGTCCAGTAGATCCTGTAAATCCTTGTGGTCCTCTAGGGCCCGTAGAACCAAAAACACCAGTTGCACCTGTAGGACCAATAGAACCTGTTTCTCCTGTGGCACCCTCAAGACCAGTTGCGCCCGTTGAGCCTACTGGACCAGTTGAACCAGTTGAACCTATGCCGCCGGTAGCACCGGTGGCACCTGTCGTTCCAATTACACCCGTTGCACCAGTAGAACCTATGCCTGTAGCTCCTGTAGCACCGGTGGTTCCCGTAGCACCACCCGGATCACCTTGAATACCTGTTGCACCAGTTAATCCTGTTGATCCTGTATTACCAGTTGGACCTGTTGAACCTATTAAACCGGTTGCACCAGTATCACCGGTATTACCTCTTGGTCCTGTGGCACCTGTAGAACCTACATTTCCTTGAAAACCTTGAAGTCCTGTTGCACCTCTTAAACCTTGAGGTCCCGTAGCACCGGTGGTTCCTGTAGCACCACCCGGATTACCTTGAATACCTGTTGCACCAGTTAATCCTGTTGCGCCTTGAATGCCTGTAGCACCTACACCTGTAGCTCCTGTTAATCCAGTATTACCAATATTACCTCTTGGTCCTGTGGCACCTGTGGAACCTTGAATGCCTGTGGCACCTACACCTGTAGCTCCTGTTAATCCAGTATTACCAATATTACCTCTTGGTCCTGTGGCACCTGTGGGACCTTGAATGCCTGTGGCACCTTGTGATCCAGTTGCACCAGTTATTCCAATTGGACCTGTTGCACCACCTGGAGTACCTTGAATACCTGTGGCACCTTGTGGTCCAGTTGCGCCTGTTTCACCAACAGGACCAATTTCACCGGTTAAACCTGTTGCTCCAAAAGGTCCAACATCTCCTGTAGCACCCATTTCTCCCGTAGCACCTGTTGCACCACCTGGATCACCTTGAGGTCCAGTTGCACCTGTTGTTCCAATTGGTCCCGTAGATCCCGTAAATCCTCTTAAACCTGTAGCGCCGGTAGAACCTAATGGACCAGTAGCTCCTGTAGTACCCAAGCTTCCTGTAGCACCAGTAGCGCCAGTTGTTCCTGCACCGGTTGCACCAGTCGATCCTATTGGTCCAGTTGCGCCACCTGGATCACCTTGAGGACCAGTTGCACCAGTTGAACCAAATCCACCAGTAGCACCTGTTGCGCCAGTAGCGCCTCGTAATCCTGTGGCACCTGTTGAACCTAAAGATCCTGTAGCACCTGTTGAACCTAAAGATCCTGTAGCACCAGTTGCACCAGTTGTTCCAATTGGACCTGTTGCACCTGTGGATCCCAATACACCAGTAGCTCCTGTGGATCCTGTTGTACCTATAAGTCCTGTAGATCCTGTTAAACCAATTTCACCTTGTAGTCCAGTTGCACCAGTTGTTCCAATTTGTCCAGTTGCACCTGTTGAACCTATTGGTCCTTCAATGCCAGTTGCACCAGTAGATCCTCGTGGACCTATTGGCCCAACAGGACCGGTGGTACCTGTAGCACCGGTTGTTCCTGCACCTGTAGATCCTGTTGGACCAGTTGCACCTGTTGTTCCAATTGGACCTGTTGCACCTGTTGTTCCAATTGATCCAGTTGAACCTGTTAAACCTATTGGACCAGCACTTGATACTTGTCGCCATGTTGTACCATCATAAATCAAATAAACTAAACTCTGACCCACATCCAATACAAGTGTATCATTAACACCTTCAATTGTTTCACCATTTGGATTAATTATAAGATTTCGAACACTCCAATCATTATTAAAAGTTCCAGCATCAGCAATAATAACTGTGTTACTGAGCACGGGTGATGCAGGAAGTGTAATTGTAAAAGATCCGTTTGCAGTATTTGCAAGATACTGTTGATTGAGTGTTACCGTTGTATTTGATGAGATTGTGATCCAAGGCTGATTTTGGCCGGTTGCACCTGTTGTGCCTTGATTACCGGTAGAACCTGTTGCACCTCTAAGTCCTACTGGACCTTGTGGGCCGGTTGCACCAGTTGAACCTAAACTACCTATCGATCCTGGAGTTCCTGTCGCACCAGTCAAGCCTTGAATACCGGTTGCGCCAGTTAATCCTGTTGAACCTTGTGGTCCAGGAATTCCAATTGGGCCAGTAGCGCCGGTTGTTCCTAATTGACCTGTTGCGCCGGTTGCACCGATATCACCGGTTGCACCTGTTGGCCCACCTGAAGGACCTGTTGCGCCTGTTGGTCCAGTTAAACCTGTTGCACCAAGGCCAGTAGCACCTTGTATACCCGTAGCACCTTGAACACCTAACGCACCAGTAGCACCTTGAGCGCCTGTAGCTCCAGGATTTGAACCTAAAGGTCCTATCCAAGCTCCATTAGCGGCAATTACCGGAGTAATGCCAACAGTCAGCCCATTTTTTACTATGAAAAAATTATTTGCGTCACAGCTCAAGGTTCACTATCCCCTTTGTTTTAAAACGTACTTCTATAACTAACTATTTAGTTTAATAGTTTGAGGCATTTCATGAGGATAATTTTTCTTTAACCAATTCAATTGAAGTCTTGCATCATTTCTTTCATACCAACCATTACCAGTGTAAACATTTAAAACAGATTGAAAATATTCCTCATACATTTTGCCAACTTTTTCTAATGTAAAGTTTTCAGCAAAAGCACGACAATTTTTAGGATTAATATTGTGAATATTGTTAGCAGCCCACAAATATTGTTCAAAGGTTCTACAACGATAACCAGTAATTCCATGTATGTTATTTTCTGTAAATGAACCCCAATCAGTTGTAATTGTAGGTGTTCCTGAGAACAACATTTCAACTTGAACTCCACCAAAAGGTTCAACATACATTGATGGCACAAAGGCTGCTTTTGCACCGGACATCAATTTTCTTCGCATCTCAACGTCAGCGTAACCAATTTCAGTAATATGAGCAGGTATCTCTTTATAACCCATTTGAGTTAATGAATTTTGGCCTGCAATAATTAATTTGGCACCAAGTGCTTCAGTTACTTGAACCGCAACATTTACACCTTTACCATCATATACACGACCTAAAAATAAAAAATAATCTTTTTTCTTTTCTTGGAAAGTAAAATCATCAGGATCAAAATAGTTTGGAATAACTGCATCATACCAATCTTGTTTGCAACTACCAACGGCTGTCATTCCATAATAAGCATGGTATATTGCATATGATTCAAATATTTTCCAGCGAGCCCAATGTCCGCCAGCATAACCAATTCCTGGTTCAACACAAATTAAATCTGAATGTGCATCACAAACTGGACGCACACCTGATCCCCAAAAAGGAAGAATAAAATCGTGTTTTTGTTTTCTTTTACCAACCTCCACAATGGCGTTTTTATAGAATGTTTGGTAAGCATGGTCATTGACATCAAATTTATAAAAATTCTTACGCCAGTCATAATCACCATAAGCAATTTCTAAATCTTTATTAGTGGTGACCGTAACATGTTCATCACAAACTAAATCTGAATCTTCGTGGCCGTAGTGTATAATAGTATGGCCTAACGACTTCATCATTTTGCCAAATTTAACTACCTTTTGTGTATAAGCACAAGCATTATATTCTTTTGAAGATACAGTATGTGGTAAACCTAAAATATGAAAACGCATAATAAAATCACCTTTTTAAAAAATTATATTGTGATTAACCTTCTAATCATCTTAACAGTATTTATTGCTTGTGTAGGACGAAAATATAAATTAACCACGTTGTTTGCAACATCAGCATCAAATTGACCAAGAGTAATATCACTTACAAGTTCACCGTATTGAGTCATAAAGGCACAAATTCCATTGTGCATTACCCTTAACTCAATTACTTGATAAAAAGAACCTGATGTTATTTGTATTTCATATTTGGCACTTCGATATGTGTAAATATCAAAATTGTCAACAGCAATTGGATTAGTTGTTGTTGTGTCAAATTGAATAATCGATACACCACCACCAGCAGCTTCTAAAGAGGTGGCAGATGTAATGCGGCCAAACCTATCTACTGTAAAAATAGGAACTCTGTTTGCAGAACCATAAGTTCCAGGACTAACACCCGTATCTGTAAGAGTAAAAGTTCCTGTTTCACCAGTAGTTGTGGCACCCGTACCACCAGTTACAATTGTTGTGCCTGTTCCTGTGCCTGACGTTAAAGCAGATGCAAACGGATTATTATACAATACGGCTGAAGTATTTACTGTTACAGCCAAAGGCTTTGCAGTAGCTAAATCAGTTTTTAATTTTGTTGTGCCAACTATTTGCAATAAAGAATTTTGTGTATCACCAACACTAGAAAAAGTCAAAACGGTTTGATAATCTCTTATAATTGCCAACGAATTTTGATAAAAATTAATATCTCCGTTTCTTCTGGTTGCCAACAAGGTTTGTAGAGAATTAACATCTGTTATAATTGTGTTAATACTAGAAACAGAAATGTTACTGTATGTGTTACCATCTTCAACATACAGAGAATTACCTAAAGTTCTTGAATCTATAATTATTGCGTTACTTCTTGAATCAACATCGTCACGAATATAGAGGCTAGTAAAATTTCCTAATACCGGCACGTTATTTTGTGTTTGATCCGATTTATTGGTTAAGCTTAATACTTGGCGACCAATTGATAGGGCTGTATTTAAATCTGGATATAAAACAGTATTGGCTGATCGTTCAACACCAGATATATAATTTGTGTGTGTTGTAAAATCAGAAACAGCCGTTAATGCATTTATAATTGAAGAATATAATGTGTTTGCTTGTGTTGGAGCTACATTAAAAGTTATTGAACTGATGTTACAGTTTGCAGCCATACCTGTAAGAACAACTGTCATATTACTTAATACAGATGAATATGGATTCTGATAGTAACCTGTTGCTGTTGATGTTGCAATATCATCAACTTGCCATTGACTTAAATTAATTGAAGAATTATTAAGAAAGTTATTCGCACCAGGAGCTAAATCGACATCATCACCAAATTTGGTGGTATCAAAATTATATCCTAATCTATTGTATATACTGGACATATTATGATTCCATTGGTGCGTTTAATGGAGGTGAAGTTGGGAATCCACGGTTTCCAATATGAGTATGCATATTAACTTTTATTCTAAACATTTGTACTGAACCAAACATATCTGAAACCATTGGCGCAAACATTGAAATGCCGGCATCAATTGTTGTACCTGCTATCATATAACCTAAAGTTTCAACAGATTTATTACCAGATACAGAAAGACCTGCTGTAATATTTCCATCTGCTTGAACTGATTGTGATGTGCCTATATCACCACGAACATACAAATCAGCATTTACGTTAACAGTTGAGGCACCTAATGTAATATCACCAGAAGAATTTATTTCCACATCACCGTCAACAGATTGAATTGCATCTCCAGAAACAGATTGATTTACATCACCTTTAACATTTTGATATGCAGACCCATCAATTTGTGTATAAGCATCACCTTTAATGTGAAGTGCCGAATCACCCTCAATAGTTATGTTGCAAATGCCTCTAATTAATACGTTTTTATCAGAAGCAATAATTTCATAGCCTTTACCAACAATTTTATGAACTTCATCACCATTAGGATGCATTTCAATAAACGAACCTGAACGGTGTTGTATACGAACACGTTCACGAGTTGGTGTATCATCCATTTCAAATGAATGACCTGATTCTGTTTGTTGTATATTATTATAAGAATATATTGGTTGGTAATCAGTATTAGCTGCTGATTCCGGTTCCGTCCATGACATATCGGCCATTATGGTTTCACAATCGTATTTTGAACTGGCACAATAGTTTCTTTATCGGTCAAAGCTAGTTCTGCTGCAATAGCTGATGAGTTCGCTAAAGAAACATTTCCTTCTGTAATATTTTTTTGAATTTCTTGACCTACAGCAATTGCACCAGATATACCACCAAGAGCTTCTTTTAAACAATCTTGTAGAAATTTGGCTATTCTTGCTGGTAATGTAGCAACGTATTGAATTATTTTTTGTAGTTGATCCATTAAATCTTTAACAGCTCCGGCATATTGTTGTATTTTTTTAATAAATTTTTGTATTACTTTAACTTGTGCTTTAATTGTTTTTATAGCACTTCTGATTTCATCAGCAAATGGACTTGAAGATGCACTAGCCCAAAGGCCTTTAATTGCGGATCTAATTGTTTCTACCAATTCACTTGTTTTAAATGCCATTTTAGCAATTTCAAATTTCATATTTACTGAGATGTCACACACATGAGCTAAATTAGCATTGGATTGTGAAATGGCTGTTTTATCAACCACACCTCTAGATAAAGGTGAAAGTGTAGGTTTGCCTGCTTCATATTGAACTTGGCCTGATGGTGGTGTTGCCGGTTTTAAATCACTCTGAGGTGAAAATCCTTTATTTTTATTTGGTACAGCTTCAAGTCCAGGAAAAACACCCATCATTATTGGTGATTGTGATGAAGTTCCGTCAGAGAAGAAACCCATCACATAGTCACCTAATCTAGGTGCACTAAATGATTTTGAATTGTTTACTGGATTAACGGCTGCGGCCCAAGGTAAATCTTTTGTTGGTAATTCTACCAAGTTATCTGTGTGGTGTCCGAAGATACGAACTTTTGCTCGACCCAATTTGGCTGGATCGTTAACATCTTCTACTACACCATACCACCAATTAAATCCATCTTTGCCTATAAAATTATTCATTCTGCCACCGCTTCTTTAAATGCCGTTTGATCTATTTCTTGATAATTATTTGGTACACTATCTTTACTAATTTCAAGAACTGTTTGATATTTATTTGGTTGTATGATATGTCGAACTGCTGTGACCAAATATTTGCCTGAATAAAATTTGTCCAATTGTTTTTCGTTTGTTTCTGGTCTTAGTGACATCAAATTAAATTCAATTGTTCTGCCTACTGTCAAACCTGGATCACCAGGTATTGTTAATTTAACAACAGTATAATTTGCGAGAGCAATTTGTGCCGTTCTATTTGGCAAATATGTTTCTATTGCAATGTTTTTTGCAACTGATCCTGGTATTTCTTTAAAGTAAGCTGCTTCATTTTGGCCAGAATTTGACAAAGCTACTTTTAGTGTTGCATCATATGTTTCATATTGAGTTAACCCCAATCTATTCTTTAACGCATTACTTACTTCACCTTCATTTAATGTAACTGCTTGGTTCTTATACTTTAAATAATCAAAATCGGTTACTTTGTATGACCTTGTTAATGGATCAATTGAAATTAATCTGTTTGCAAATGTGCCAGAACTTATTTCGTTGACTGAATCATAAGTTTTAACAAATTCATAATCCAAAACACTTATTGTTTTTTCTTTAAAAGATTGTTTATCCATGGCAATGTTTTGTGCCTGATACTTGTAAGTAGCATATGGTTCTTCTTTAAACATGGACTGCAATGATCGGTAATTAAACCCATCTTTAGTTTCAAAGAATAACATATCAGCACCAACGGAACCATTATTTGCTGGTCGAGCATAAGTTGACAACCAACTAATCGCTTCAAATGGTTTTAATCGAGGTATAACAAAATCATATAAACCAGTTGTTGATTCAATGTTATTAATTTTGCTGCTAGGCACTTTTAATTTATCAACCAATATGTTTTCTACAATAGTGGATATTTTTTGGCCAGTATACGATTTACTGATTTTAATTTGTTCAGATAACAACAATTCTTCCGAACAGAAATATAGTGTGTATGTTTCAGTATTTAAATTTCCTGCAGGTTTTTTACCTCCAACTTTGTATACTCGAAACAATTGATCATTATTGTTTGATCCATTTTTTACTTTACCAAAATTAACTTCAATGAATTCATTACCTGTTAATTGAAAAAGTTCAATAAATCCTTGAGAATCTGTTACTGTAACATAACCTGAGGCTGTAAAACTATAAAGGTCCTCATAATAGGACATATCAATCATTAAACGTTTTAACTCAAATTTTTGACCACTTGAAGTTAAAAAATTTAAAGTTTCTAATGAATAGTCTTGTGTATAGTAGGCACCAGGAGATTCCACACCTAAAGAAGATTGATCAAATTCTGCCATGTTAAGCCATTAATTTTTTAAACTGTTTTTCCAATTCACCCACATAAATTGAATTTAATAATTTTATATTTCTATACGATTCATTTAAATCTGTTTCGTATTCATAATAAGAAACTGTTTTACGGCTAGTGGTTATAGTAAATGGTCCGGTTGCCATGTTACGTTCAAACACTCCGGTTTGTAAAGTATTATAAGATTGTTGATCAATAATATAATTGTCAATTGTCGTGGTGCTTGTTCTTGAATTAAATTTGGTAATCACTTTTTCATAATGATGAATGGTAGCTTTAGCATTAAAATTATATTTATCTGTGATATAAGATTCTAAAACACTAGACTGCATTGGCCATTGCCATTGTGGGTCTAATATTTGATTTACGTATAAAACAATCCAATAACGATAAGAATCACCATAATATTTGTAAGCAATAATTTCTGGTGTATCTCCTTCTTGGATATCATATGAATAATATACTAATGGATTATTAAGTATGTCGGGAATAACACTACACCTTGCCATCAAATTCACCATTAGTGATGAATTACCACTTGTATCGGTTTTAATAATTTTTGGTAATGTGTCGAAATATTGCATTAATAACCTTCTTTTTCTATTTTTTCTCTTGTAATGAGTTCAACTTCTTTGAAATTTATAGTTACTGTTGTTTGAACTGGTGCACCATCACCAAAAGTTGAAAATCCGTTTGGAGAATAATTGATATCAATACTTTCAATTACACTCTCAGCAACTCGGCCAACATTTTGATTTCTTTTACCATTAAATAAAAATTCTAAATTAAATGTTGACGGAGGTACAAAAAACATACCGGCTGTGCCTTCTGCCAATCGTGGTGCTGCATGTGTTTTTAACATTTTAACAATTTTTGCAACTGTTTCCGCTTCTTTTTTAGAATATGGTGTAAATGTAAATGCCATCTGATATGTTCTAAAATCTATACCATCAAATAATAATTGTTGTTGTGGGTTAAAAGCAAATCCGGCACCCTTGGCCAATAATCTTGCTGGCCCACTGGTAGCAATAGAAGCGATTGCACCAACTGCTCTGCCTATTCCCGGTACCTGAGCAGCAGCGTCAACCAAACTTAATTGTCCGTATGAAGCAGAATATGTAAAAGCCATCGTATCTGGTATATACAATGATATTCCGGCAACAGATTTTTTGGTTGGGTTTTTAATGTTGATACTGTCATTACCTAGAAAATCTTTCAATCCAGCAACCGATTTATCTAATTCGCCACCAAGTGATATTTTTCCACTTTTTATATCGTCAACATAAGATGTAACAGCATTTAATCCTGATTCTAAAGAACTACCAGCATTATTGACAGCACTATTAACAGCACCAAATAATTTATCTTTACCTTTAATAAAACTGCTCTTTACACTTTCATATGTTGCTGGTGTTATTTCATTGATATTAATTACAACAACATGGCCTCTTGTCGATGTCTGTAAATCTCTAGGGTATTGTAAATCGGTTCGACCAAATTTATTTCCAAATAGAGTACCTAATGGACCTTCAACTAAGGCTCCAGGTATGGAAACTCCACCTATAGAATTTGGTATGGAAATAATGGCCATTGAATCCTCTATTAAAAAAGTTATACATAGTATTTATATGGCTTATAATGGACGTTTCACACCTTCTAATCCTCAAAAATACGTTGGGGATCCTAATAATATCATTTATCGCTCTTCTTGGGAGTGTAAGATGATGAATTGGTTCGACAAAAATCCAGATATTGTATCATGGGCATCAGAAGAATTGATCATTCCTTATAAATCTCCAAAAGATGGCCTGTGGCATCGTTACTTTCCAGATTTTTTGATTAAAGTTAGAACCAAAACAGGAGTGTTGAAAACAATGTTACTTGAAGTTAAACCTAAGAAACAAACAATCACTCCTGAAACTAAAAAACGATTGACAAAACAATACATAAATGAGGTGGTTACATATGGAATCAATCAAGCCAAATGGAAGGCCGCCACGGAATATTGTTTAGATCGTGGTTGGGAGTTTAAGTTAATAACAGAAGATCATCTAGGACTATAGACTAAATAATACAATGGGATCTAAACTTACACAATTAGCCAAAGAAAGAACAACTGCTCAATTGCAAATAATGAGCCGTGATTCTCTTAAATGGCTAACCACAAAGATTGCTGAGTTGAGAAATCCTTCAGGAATACCATCAACAATCAATAACGAAGCTTTTAGAAAAAGAAATCGTTTTGTGACTGGTGGATTATATTATTTTTATTATGATCCTAAAACGAAAAAAGACATACCATATTATGACCGCTTTCCTTTGGTTTTGGTATTGGAAAAATATAAAGATGGTTTTCTCGGTTTAAACCTACATTATCTACCGGTAAAATACCGAATCACGCTTTTGGATAAACTGATGGATTACGCCATCCTTGACGGCAATAATGATATTATGCGTATGAGAGTCAGCTACGATATTTTAAACGCCTCCAAGCGTTATAGAGAGTTTCGGCCATGCTTGAAGAAGTATTTACATGGTCATATTCAGTCAAAAATACTTGCCGTACAACCAAATGAATGGGATATTGCGGCATACTTGCCTATTCACCAGTTTAAAAAGGCTTCGGTAAATGAAGTTTGGCAAGATTCATTAGAAGAAATAAGGAAAAGTTAAATGCCAGGTACCATTAACGATTTTAAATCCAGTTTCACAAAAGACCTAGCGAGAGCAAATAGGTTTGATGTGAACATTCCTATTCCTTTAACTTTAATACCATATATCAAATCGGCTAGAAATTTAGTGTACCGTTGTGAGAATGCTAATTTGCCAGGTAGAAGTTTAATGACAGTAGAACAAAAAATTGGATCTAATCCTGTTGAGAAGTATCCATATCTGACTGGTTATAACGACATGGATTTAACTTTTATTGTTGATGGTGATATGCAACAAAAAATATTCTTTGATGCTTGGATGAATTTTATTAATCCAACATACAATTATAATTTTAGATACAAGGGTGATTATTCCACGACAATACAGATTAATCAATATGATGTAGAAAACAAAGTATCATATTCTGTTAATTTGTTTGATGCGTTTCCAATTTCAATGAATCAATTAGATTTAGATTGGTCATCCGATAACCCACACAAGCTTTCAGTAACTTTTGCATACACTCGTTGGAGTAATAATTCTCTACAATCATTTGGTATGGAATTGGTCGATGCTGGCTTGGCCAATTTTTCTGATGTGGTTGGTGGTTTAGGTGGAAACGCTCAAGGTGCTGTAAGTGCAGCTGGTCAATCAATAGTGAATAACATACAAAGAAGTATTTTTAAGTGATTTTATAAGGAGATAAATTATGGCTTTACCAAAACTTGATGTGCCGACATATGAAATAGAATTGCCGTTATCTAAAAAGAAAATTAAATACAGACCATTTTTGGTTAAAGAACAAAGAAACCTTTTGATGGCAGTTGAATCGAATGAAACATCCACAATTCACCAAAATGTAAAAGATATCCTTTATAATTGTACCTTAACGGAAGGTGTCGATATTGAAAAATTACCCATCATTGATGTTGAATATTATTTTGTTAACTTACGTGCTAAATCAGTAGGTGAGGTTGTTGAATCAAAATATAAGTGCAATAATGAAGTTGAAGATAAAGTATGTGGTAATTTAATGGAAAAAGAAATCAATCTATTAGATTTACAGGTTGAACGCAAAGAAGGTGTTTCTGATGAAATTCAGTTGACCGACACAATCTCAATCAAATTAAAATATCCAGAGTTCAACATAGTTCAAGATTCATTGAAGTATAATAATATTACTGAAACCACATTTAATATGATTGCCAGTTCTATAGAGTATATCTATGATGGTGAACAATTCTATTACTCAGCAGAAGCACAACCAGGTGAAATGTTAGAGTTTGTGGAAGGCATGAATCAATCACAGTTTGCCAAGGTAGAGAATTTTTTTAATAATTTGCCAAGTTTAAAACAAACAGTTGAAATTGATTGCTCAAAGTGTGGGTTTCACCATAAAATAGAAGTAGAAGGCCTAGAAAATTTTTTCGGCTAATTTTTCGTCATGACAATCTGAGTAATTATTACAAGACAAACTTTTCATTGATACAACACCACAAGTATAGTTTGTCAGAGCTTGAAAATATGATGCCTTGGGAACGGGACATTTACGTTTCTATGTTGATTGCGTATATTGAAGAAGAAAACCAAAAGATACGAGAAAGACAAAGAAAAAAGTAAATGGACTATTTTAAAGCCAAAGACATCAGAAAAAAAGGTTTAATGTCTATGATGACCGAAAGGTTATCATCGGGTATGGGCACGGGTGCTGCCATTGGAAGTTCCATTTCTGATAGAACAAAAGCAACTTTTACCGGCATTAAACAACGCTTTGATCCACTAAACATCGCCAGAGTTGTAACTGGTGGTTCTAAATTTGCACCTGCTTTTCTTGGTGCTTTAACAGGAAGAAGTAAACGAGATATTGGTTTTTTTACCGGCAAAAAGCCACGAGATTATCAAGGAATAAAAAGTTCTTCTGTTGATTCTGGATCTGTAGTTCAATATCTTGGTCAAATATATGATTTGTTTGTTAAAATTGAAAACGATAGAAAATTAGAATTAGAACAAAGAGAAAACCAACAAGAAGAAATTGAATCTGAAGAAAATCGTAGAAATCAGGCCCTCATTGAAGCGTTGACTACCAGAAAAAAAGCTAAGCCAACAAAAAAACAAACAAAAAAATTAGATGAT